ATTGAAGCAAAATTGATTTCAATGGACAACAGTACACTAATAAGTGAACACAAAGATTTAGTAGCTGGCGATGTTCAGCAAAAATTAAAAACTCTAGAAGATATGATAATGCCACTTTTGCAGAATCTAAAGAAAAATCCAGAAAAGGAATATATTCACTGGCCAAATAGGACTGCAATCATCGATAAACAAATAGAGAAAATTAAGGCGGTAACTCAATTTTATGAATAGTTTTAAACTTGAAGATTTAAATTTAAACACAAATGTTTTTGAAAGATCAATCGCAAAAACATATGACTTGTATCTCCATGATACTATAGAAAGTCCTGACAAGTACATTGAGTGGAATCAATTGTTCAGGCGCGCAGGACCAAACGATGTAATATATGTTCATATCAACTCTCATGGTGGGCAGATCAATACAGCAGTTCAAATGATGAGAGCCATGAGAGAAACAGAAGCCACATTAGTAACATCGATTGAGGGTGCCTGTCTATCAGCCGCCACTATGATTTTTTTATGTGGAGATATTTGTGAAGTCTCTGATCATAGCCAGTTTATGGTCCACACATACTCTGGTGGATCATGGGGCAAGGGATCAGAAATGATTTCTCAGGTAACTCATGATGCAGATTGGATTTCTGAATTGATGCATGATGTATATGCAGGGTTCTTTACAAAGAAGGAAATTGATGATATAATATCAGGTGTTGATATGTGGATCAAACCAGATGAAGTAGTCATCCGGTTGAACAAGCGAGGAGATTACCTTGATAAGAAGAAAAAAGAAGCAGAAAAGCCTGTTCCAACACCAAAAACCACTCGTAAAAAAGGACCTAAATCAAAATAATTTAACAACCTCTTATATATCAATGACTTAGAACCAAAGAAAAAGGTTGACTTTTACCTTAACACCTGTCATAATGTATATATAAATGAGAGAGGTTGTTTATGGAAATTAATCAGAAATCAAATTTGGCTAAATTACTAGCCACTGAGAATCTGTCAGTAGAGCATCAAAATGTTTCTACTGCGGCTTTCGATTTGAAAGCACGTAAAGTTATCTTACCCAGATGGGTCGAGATGGCTCCAGAACTTTATGATCTATTCATTGGTCATGAAGTCAGTCACGGTCTAGAAACTCCGCCCGAAGGTTGGCATACTGCCACTTGTAATCGAGGCGGTGGTTTCAAATCATTCCTCAATGTCATTGAAGATGCACGTATTGAGAAACTAATCAAGTTACGTTACCCTGGTATAGTAAAGTCTTTTGCTAAGGGTTATGATATTCTTCTGAAGAAAGATTTCTTCGGATTGAAGAATACAGAAATCTCTGACCTTCCTCTTATCGATAGAATCAACCTTCACTTCAAGGGCGGCTCAATGTTGGCTGTTCCTTTTAGTGCTGAAGAAATGCCTTTTGTAGATGCAGTTGCTAAATGTAATACTTGGGATGAAGTTGTTGAACTAGCCAACTCGCTCTTTGAACATTCTAAATCTGAAGAAGCAATGCAGAATCAAATGCAACCAGAAGATGATCTTTTTGGTGATGATACTGATGATGCTGAATATTCTGATGACGGATATTCTGATGATGTTAGCGAGCCTTGGGATGATCCAGAAACTGCTGAAGAATCTGATGCCGGTGAAGACGGTGAGTCTTCTGATGAATCTGGTGATGCCGATGAAGATGGTGAATCTTCTGAAGAGACTGATACTTCTAATGCTACCACTGGTGAAGAGTCTGAAGAATCTGAAGAAACTGATGAAACTTCTACTGAAAAAACTTCCGACGGCAATATCATGAAAGGTTCTAGCGATGGTTCATTAGAGCCTGAAGCAATGACCGATACGAATTTCCGTGCGAGAGAACAAGAACTAATTAAAACTGATGGTCTTGAAACTCTTAACGTGACATGGCCTAAACTGATCACTAAAAAATTAGTTATGCCTTGTGCTGAAGTGTGGGACTTTGAGACCACTTACAATGAGTATGGTGGTCCAAAGTATACCCCGGCAGAAGCAGAAAATATTCTTCTGAAAAGATTCCAAACAAAACATAAGACAACTATTAATCAGTTGGTTCAGCAATTCGAAATGAAAAGAAAAGCTACCGCGATTAAAAAACAGCGTATCAATAGTACTGGTAAGTTGAATGAAGATAAATTGTGGGCATACAAACTGACTGACGATTTATTCTTATCATCGACCACTGTGCCTGATGGACAAAATCACGGTATGCTAATGTTGTTAGATATGTCTGGGTCAATGTACCAACAAATGAAATCAACCCTAGAACAATTGATGATACAAATTGCTTTCTGTAAAAAAGTAAATATTCCATTCAAAGTTTATGGGTTCAGTAGTTGTGCAAATAGTTACAATACTAGATGGTCAGATTTGATCAGAGATCCTAAAGTTGGTGACATTCACTGGGATGATGTTCAAGTCGGTTTGGTAGAATTAATTACTTCCGATCTCGGTGCCGCACAGTATACAAAAGTTTTCAAAAAACTTCTGGGTTACGCTACGGTGTTTGGCAATTACTACAGAAATAATGACTTTGATAATGTGGTCGAGATGGACAGAAGTTGTGCTCCTAGACACTTAAACTTGGGTATGACTCCTCTTGCTGAGGGTATTATGATTCTCCGTGACATTGCAATTGAGTTCAAAGAATCAAAATCTCTTGAAGTATTGAATACTATTATTCTTACTGACGGTGATAACTCCACTACATTGGAAACGATTGGTGAAATAAAAGAGTTTGATGATGGTAACAGTTATGCTAGTCCAGAAAGATACTACGGCAAAAAGTTTTCCGATGTCTTCATCAAAGAAGGTCCTATTACTACTGCAATTAAGAGTAATCGTGGTTACGGTGACTCTGCTCCTCGATACAATAACTTTTCGAATGCAATGATGAAACACTATCAAGCCACTACCGGCTCTAGAATGATTGGCTTCAGATTGGTCGAGCCATCTGTAAAGAAAGCCCGTGATCAATTCATGAATGCGATTGAAGATTATGATTGGAATGCATTTGACAAAGCCAAAAAGACCTGGGCTCCAGATAGATTTATTGAAGTACCAAATGCCACTGCGTATGATGCGCTCTATCTTATTAAAGGTGGTAAAGGTCTGGATGTTGAAGAGACTGAACTTGAGGTCAAATCTACCAGTAAGGGTGATCTAAGACGTGGTTTTAAGAAGTTTGCCATGAATAAATCATCAAGCCGAGTGTTTTTAAATCGCTTCATTGAGAAAGTTGCGTGAAATCAATAGCTTGGAGCCAAAAATAATTGAAGAAAAAGGTTGACATATGCCTTGGCTCCAGCTATAATGTATGTATAAATTGAGTTAACCCTTTTGAGAGAGGTCTATTATGATGAATCAACTAACTACCCAAATGTTTGCTAATGACAAACAAGAACAAGAAGTCGGATCAATTATCTCCGCGCTTCAACAAACTGACAATCCTAGTGGTGTTTTTACCCGAAGTGATTTGAACCAGATTGCAGATCAACTTGGAATTTCCAAGCAAGGTTCTGCTCTCGGTTACATCGTGGAGAATTATGCCGTATCACGAGGTAAATATACTTTTGGTGATAACGGTCCGGTTGCTCAGATTGTCCCACAGTCTGCACCCCCGGTTGCAGTAATTGAGACTAAGGCTCCGGAGAGTAAAGTTTTGACCCAAGCTAAATTATCAATTGAGATTGAGAATCTTATTCCCGAAAAAGATTCCACTTACGTTCCTTTTGGATTCTACAAAGATTTATCCAGCATTGTAAAATCTGGTGTGTTCTACCCAACTTTTATCTGCGGTCTATCCGGTAACGGTAAGACTATGATGGTTGAGCAAGTATGTGCCAAACTTAAAAAAGAAGCGATCCGAGTCAATATCTCCATCGAAACTGATGAAGATGATCTGATTGGTGGTAATACACTGGTCGATGGCAATGTGGTCTATCGTGAAGGTCCTGTACTGACTGCTATGAAGCGCGGTGCGATCCTCATTCTAGATGAAATTGATAGAGGCTCTAATAAGTTGATGTGTCTGCAAGCGATACTTGAAGGCAAACCATACTTCAATAAGAAAACTGGTGAGGTGATTGCACCTAAAGCTGGTTTCAATGTTATTGCTACTGCTAACACTAAGGGTCGAGGCTCTGATGATGGCAAGTTTATGGGTGCCCAAGTTCTTGATGAAGCATTCCTTGAGCGTTTTGCTATTACTGTCGAGCAAGAATACCCTTCAGCGGCTCAAGAGAAAAAGATTGTTCTCAACAAAATGGCTGTTCAAGGTTGTGTTGATGATGAATTTGCCGACAAGTTAGTTACTTGGGCTGACGTTATCAGAAAGACTTTCTATGACGGTGCGATTGATGAATTGATCTCAACTAGAAGGCTAGAACACATTGTGAAAGCCTTTGCAATGTTCGATGATAGACTCAAAGCCATTCAGTTATGCGTCAACAGATTTGATGTGGACACCAAGTCTGCTTTCATTGACCTCTACACCAAAGTAGATGCCGGTGTGAGTATGGAAACCACTGAAGAAGTTGAGACTACTGATTCATCGGAGGACTTTTAATGCCTAAACCAGACTACAAGTTTAGGGAAGATGAACTATTAGAGGAGTTCAAAGCCTACATAGATAAGACCTATCAGGGTCACTATGGTCAGGGTGGACTCCAATCTTCCGAAGTGATTGTAGATCGTGGTCATGGTATGGGGTTCTTCCTTGGTAATGTCGATAAGTATAATGGTCGATATGGCAAGAAAGGAACTCCTGAAGATCACCGAAAAGATATCGTTAAGATTATCCACTATGGTTTCTTGGCATTGTATGAACATGATAGGAAAAATTCAAAGTGAATCGGTTAGCTATCACAGGAATAGGATTAGTGGACAACCTTGGGAATAACCCAATGGATTGTTTTACTGAATATCAAACTGGTCCCATTCCCATTCCTGTTGATGGTAGTTTTTCTGCACAAAAAGATAATTTAATTGAAGTAAAGGCTCCTATTTACAATCGCCTATTAGATGTGAATAAGATATCATTACATACTGTAGCCGATGCATTGAAAACAATACCATATTCGGATAATGTATTTACTTTATTCTCTACACTCACTGCTGGCAATACCACGTTTCAGGACTACGGTACTGACTTGGGTGATGGTAAGAATAGAGTTAAGCCACGACAGTTGCTACAGGGTTGTAGAGACTTCACCGCGGGTCTCATAGCGCAATCGTTTGGATTTACAGGTGGTGCTACCAGTTTTAATTCTGCTTGCGCTACAAGTCTCTACCAATTAGACTATGCGTTTCATTTGGCAAAACGATATGACTACATAGTATGCGGTGCTGGTGACTCAGCAAATAATTTATGGGACTCTACGTTTTTTGATAAGCTAGGTGTCCTAGGTTCTAAGTCTGCTCCATTTGATGATGATCGTGATGGAATAATTACTGGTGAAGGAGCAGGCTGTTTAATTTTGATGGATGTCCACAAAGCAATTGAGAAAAATATTCCAATCATTGGGTACATCTATCAGCCAGGTATAGCAAGTGATGGTGTAGAAGGAGACTTTGTTAATCCATCTGCATTCGGATTGAAAAAAGCAATGGGGCTAGCCACACAAGGCATTGATAAGAATGATATCGGATTTGTATCTGCTCATGCTACAGGTACCTTACAGGGTGATGAATCTGAGTACAATGCAATTCAAGATATGTTTCCTTATGTAGATGTCGTAGGACTCAAATCTAAGCTAGGACACACCATGGCAGGCAATGGAATAATCGAATTAATATACTCGGTAATGGCATTAAAACGTAATATTATACCGAAAACTTTTATAAATAGCACCAAATATAGATACGTTACTACGAAAACCCGCGCAACTGATTGTAAATATGCGCTAAAGAATAGCCTTGGCTTTGGAGGGAAAGCCGCCTCGGTTTTAATCGAAGTAACTTAACCAGTTCCCCTAGTGGGCTAAGACTGTCACTTTCGTGACCTCTCTCTCCTCTCATAAATGGAAGTGACAGTCTTAGATTTTATAAATAGCAGTATACTAGTCAAATTTTTGGAGTAAAAAATGGCATACAAATACGCAATTACATATTCAAGACCTACCGTTGATGACGATTGGTATGTCATGGATACAAATATAGTATATACCGCAGAAGAAACTGCTAGACAAACAGTCCTTAGTGATTGGATTGCCGCTAGACAGGCTGATGGTGATATTACAGTAAGTTGGGAGTTCAGTGAAGATATGTTGGACTTTTCATACATTCTAACATATGAAGATGAAGACTCATATAATACTTTGCAGGCAGCCTGGGCAGTAGTTAGAGATGCACAGTGCGATGGTATTGAACCTGAAACCGAAGCAAAGTTTGTTCAATGGAACACAGACAACAACCAGACTTTTGCAATTTCTAAAGAAACTGTTTAAAAACTACTTGACTTTTGGTAGTCGACCCTATATAATGATTTTAATTTACAACGTGATGAGGTTACATAATGAAAATATCCAAGAAAACCCTAGAGGTTCTCAAAAACTTTGCTAGTATCAATCCTAATCTTTTGATTAGACCTGGTAATGTTTTAAATACAATTCCAGCAGATGTTGGAATCTTTGCCCGAGCAGAAGTATCAGAAACTTTTGACAGGGAAATTGGCATCTATGATCTAAACACTTTGTTGGCACTTCTATCTATGATGGATGATACCGATGTTGAGTTTGGTGACGATAGTTTGTCAATCAAAAAAGACTTAGCAGAATTCAAATACTACTATGCCGACAAGAATATTTTAGTTGCGGCACCAGATAAGATTATCGAAGTAGATTCTGAATTTGCTTTCAAGTTATCCACTAAAACGATTGATACTATCAAGCAAGCCGCTTCTATTGTTTCGGCTTCAATGCTTAGTGTCATTGCCAAAAATGGTAAAGTGGTACTCTCAGTTGGTGACCCAGGTTCTCCGAGATCGAATACATACACCATGGAAATTGGTGAGTATCAAGGTGAATTCGATTGTCGTATTCCAATGGAAAACTTCAAGGTAATTTCTACTGACTACGATGTAGTTCTCAGTAAGAAAAAGTTCATGCACTTGCATGGCGGAAGTATGCAATACTGGATCGCTCTAGATCAATCTTCAAAAATATAAGGAGCGACTATGAAAAATAGTGGCGTTATCGAAGTCGGAACTAAAATTCCAACTTTGAGTTTCCAGACCCGTGTACTGGATGAGAATATCACGGAAGGTAATCCATATGTTTGGCAAGAAGTAACAACAGACCAGTTGTTTTCTGATAAG